TCAAACTGACCAGTGGTGACAAAATCAAAGCTACATTCCACAATGGCATCACTTTGCACTGTTAAAGCAGACTTGGTAATCATTGCCCTCACTTGATAATAGGCACTTTCAATGGCTGTATAGCCCCTTGGTGGACTAGACGATGGAGCAAGTAAATAGAACTTTCCTTCAAACTGACTGCCAATTTCTACTTTTTGAATGAGATCGGCTAAAGCAGCGGGAATTTCTTCGCCTGTGACATTCTTGAATTCAAACAAGCAATCAACAGTGCCACTGCCACTAATGGCGCTGGCTGACATGCCTCGATAGCGATCTCCCAGAGAAGTAATGTCAATGCTTTCTCTATCCGTGGAAATAGTGAAGCCTTCCACTTTGCCGAGAGTGTTATAAGCACCAGGAAGGAGCGTAACTGTTACTGGCCATGGTGCATCGCCTGCTGTTTTGCTCAGCGGAACAGCTAGATAACGTGCATTGGGATTGGCAATGGCATCCGCAAAAGTGCGATACATGCGAATGGCACCCATTGTGTCTACATTGGCAAAAAATTCCAGCGGCCCAACGGAAGCTCCTGGATCATCAATGTATTGAGAATTGGCAGCATTAGTAAAAAAGCGAAATGGCAGTCCGCGATTATCAGTGGTTGCAATGCGCACTCTATCGCCAGTTGTGATTGTTGACCATGGAATGTCATTCCCTTCTTTAGTAGAAAAAGCAAAGCGTTTACGGCCAGAGCTAATATCTTGAGCCCGAATTTCTAGATCAAGCTTAAAAGAGCCGCCAAGCCTTTTCAGCTCAATGCTTCCGTAATGGCCTGCAAATACTGTCACAGAAGCACTTTACCTGCAACGCGTGGTCGATCCAGCCAAGAGCCATCCACGGTGAAAGAAGTGTCAATAGTCACCACTTCTCCATAGTTAACGCCCAGGCTTGCACTGGTAATATAGGCGTTGAAAAGAAAGTTGTTTTTCCATAGAGCATTGCCCCCCACGTCCGATGCAGGACCGTCCGTAGATCCGTCTATTGCCAAGTTCATAATCACACGAGGAGGTGTGCCTTGTGGAAATAGCAAGTCAACAAGCTCGAAAGTGTCTTTCTGTCTGTCTAGTTTTTTATTGGAAAGATCATCTTCATAAAACATCAAAGTAGCATTTCCTTCTCCAGAAGTGACAGAAGGGCTGAAAGTTTTGGTGGTATCGCCAAGGGATGTGGTTTCCACCACTTCACTATTGCTCGTTAAAGACCAACTACGAATTTTTGCAATGCGATATTTGTCGTCTAAAATTTCTCTTTCACTGTCTACGCCGCGAGTGGCTGTTGCAGAAATAGCAAAAGTACCAGTCACGTCATTATTTTTAGAATTGACAAGTCGCACTCGGTCGCCAACTTGATAATTACTACCAGGAGATACTACAGTAAAAACTCGGCTCCTTGAAGGATTTGTTTTTGAGATGGGCGAAGAAGTTTTGACCTTTGCGTTTTTGCCGTCGCCTGCAATGGTCCTTAGGCTTAATTGCTCTTGGTCTCCCAGTGCAATTCCTTCTGTCACATTGAGCGTAAATGTGCCTTGAAGGCCGCTTGTGACGGACCTCGCCAAATAAATGCGTCCATTATTGCCAGTGTAAATCATTGCGATGAAACGTTTGTCTTTATTCTAAGCATTTTAACGGCAACAGGCTACTGTTGTTCTGGCGGCTTTTCTCGGTTTCCATCAATAAGGAATAGCCCTGAAACAAAATTGTTCTTAACGTCTAAGCCACGAGAAATTAAAGACAGACCATCAGCATCGGTGCCATGTTCCACTCCCTTAATGGTCACTTCCCCCTCCTCGTCCATTGAGACTTCCGTGGTGCGAAACACACGCTTGTTTTTGATTACTTTACCAAGTACAAACACATGGTCCTTAAATTTTCGCAATGCGGCAGACGCTCCATCAACAATTGACTCCGCTTCCCTGTAGACAGTCTTATTCTCAATCATCACTGGATTGTAAATCAGCATTTGATAAGAGCCGTCTTTAATGGTTTCTCCAAAAGGCAAATTCAACTTGCCTCCTTCGCCAATGACGCCTGTTTGAATGCGATTCCATTGATTCTGAGCAAATTCCACATAAATATAGGATCCTGGTGCAACAAAACTATCAGTGGGAAAAGTTTTGAATTCAATGGCACGGCGCGAATGACGGCGCGTCTGACAAAGAAACTTGCCCAGCAAGATAGCTTGCTCCTTTCGTGTGACAAAAGCAGAAGCATCAATAGTCTCTCTAAAAGCATTTTCTTCTTGCGCATCAGCAAGCATTACGTCTACGCTATTGTTACGAGCAAACACTCCATTGCGCTCTCTGTCCCTATAAATGACAGTGATAATTGCATCTTCGGCATTATTGCCGTAGTCTATAAATTCTTCCTTATAACTATCTTCTAAGATGTTGCCAGGGTTAAACAATGCGCTAATTTGGAAGTTCCTTTCAATGGCGCCAGTGCGCTCGTTATAAGGAATGGCTGGAACCAGTGATTCTTTGCCATCTCGCTTTGCTAATTCAAGCAAACTAAATCCAGCAGTTTCGGCCCAAAATTGCCGCCAAGAACTGGACTCTGCAATCACACCATCCATGAACAGCTTATTGCGCTCACAAAAAACCTTGCTTCGAGCTAATTGTTCAAGATCAACGGAAAATAAATCGCCAGCATATCTACCAATGCCATCGTCTTTATCAAGGATGGTATCAATAAAAATATCTGGAGCTGTGTTGGCATATCCATTCACTGATGGCGACAAATATTGATATTCGGGCTGTCCCCATGGAATGCCATTAATAGGACCAGACGAAGGAGTGCGTAGCAAACGAGAGCGTCTGCCTTGCTCAACAAATACAGACAAAGACCGCAAGTCTTGTACGTTGCGCCCTGAATACATATTAAAACCTAGCAATGCAAGGTCTTTATACAATTGCTGCTTTCCGTTGCGATCTTTATAATTATTAAAATTTTCTCTAATTTGCTCAGTCACTGCTGTCACTGTAAATTCTGGCCCTTGGTCAAAGGACATTTGCAATTGAGTGTCAGAAGTGTTGCTGAACAAGTCCCATTCATTAGTCTCTCTGGGGCTTTTATTAAGAGGCGGAAGCTTGTTGGAGCTATTGCGAATGCTGCCCGTAAAAGAAACAAATTCTCCCTCTCCTAGCGCAATACGCCTTTCTTTCCCAGAGTTTTCTAGATAGAAAAAACGATACTTCCCGTCCGAAGAGACTAAATTGCGAGTGGCAAATTCAGCAATGGTATCGTGGACGGGCTCAATTTCAAACTGCCAATTTTTCGTATTGTCCAACCCTCTAAGTCCCGAGTTAAAACGAAAGTAAACAAAATTGTCAATATCAGCAGCGCGGCTGACGATAAAAATGCCTTTTACATAGGTAAAATCTTTTTTCTCTTTTGGGTTGGCTTCTTTGTATTTCAAAAGGAACATTGCACTCCGACGCTTGATGCCATTATCTGCGCTGCGATAGCCATCTCGACGTTTGCTTCCATACTCTTCCTGCCTGCCGCTAATGCGTCTCCATGCCCGCGCTTTAATGGCAAAGTCAACTATGTGACAAGGGGTGAGTGTTTCGTACTGTGCAATTTCTATCTTGACCAATGCTTTAATGAAAAACAATTCATCAGACTTTGCACCTTTGGCAACACCTCCTTCTAAGAAGATGAAATCCCTGAGGACATCTTTTTCTGCTTTCGTTAAGTTTCTTTTGAATTCGTTTTTGTAAAATCTCCATTTTTCAGTGCCAGAAAGCACAGAGATAAAAATTTTCCCACTTTGCAGCAATTGACTTGCGCTTGTAATCTCTTTGCGCTCATCTTCATTAAGAAGTTGTTGCACTCTTCTTCGTAGTGCTTGATAAGTGGGATCATCGCTTGCTTTTTTTTGTGCGCTTTTTTGTGGGTCAGTGAGACTATAAGCGACACTCGGGGCGCGACCTCTTTCCGTACAAACTAATCGCACCACCATATCTTCATCTTCTGTCGAGCCTTCAATAGAAACAATGGCAAATTTAGCTGCTCCAAGCTTCATCACGCCAGCCTCATCAAAAGCTGCAGAAACTGTTCGCCTAAATTCAGCAGCTTCTTCCTCTTCGTCCTCTTCGTAATTACTCTCTGTTTTCTTTAGCGTAATGCGTAATTGATCTCCTTCTGCAATCCTCCCATTGATTAACAGAGGATTGTTGCTTCCCCATTCAGCACTAGATGCTGTAATTCCACTTTTAGCAGACTTAATATCTCCAGATTGAGAGCGAATTTCAATGTCAATGTTGATTGGCACTGGTGCATACACGCCAAAGCGATTGGAAGTGGCAGGAGAAATAGCGTGGCTAAAGCCCTCGGGCGGCTCAGAAGAACTGCCTGCAGGTGGCAAACGATAGACGCTGTCTGATTGCCCTCCTATTGCGCCTGGGTCTGATGATCGTTGACTTCCTTCTTGAAAGTTTCTTTTGACAATTGCTCCTGTGCCATCGGGCTTAAAATACAGCCAGTAATTTTGAGAAATTAAATCACGAACGGGAGTTTGACCTAGTGCAGTGCGTTCATAATCAATGCGTCCAATGCCTCCAGCACCAATTAAAAGCAATAGTTGCACGTATTGACTGCTGCCAAAGCTTTTAATGGCAGACCAAATTAAGCCAGTATTAACGCGCACTCCTCCTGTGGGATGCTTTTGAAGGTCGTAATTGGCATAGATAAGATTGACGGGATCTCCGTATTTTGCTAGTTCTTGCGTACTGCTGAAGCCAAAACGAGGAGCAAAGATGTCGTCTCTAGTTTGTTTATTGCCTCCCCGTTCTTGCGGCTTGGCAAGAAGAGCTGCCACCACTTGCAAGATGGTGCCGACAATGGTGAGAACCAATGCAACTACTCCGAAATCGTTTCTCGCATCAAAAATGGTCCCTTCTTTAATGTCCTCGTAGGCATGTTGTTGTGCAACAAAGTCTAAATAGTCTTCTTTCGTAATATCAAGGGCTTCAATGAGCTGATGCTCATACGGCATGAGCTTGCGTTCATTTGTCATCAATCAGCCCAATAGAATCTTCCACCTGCCACTTTAGCGAACGGCAAGGCAATCACTCGTCCCGATGGTCCAATCAACAAAGCACTATCACTGTCAATCACCACTGCCAATGCCAAGCCTGTTGCATTTGCTCCCATCGTTCTGAAGATTGCCCCTTCGCGAGCACTATTAATGCGCTGCCCATAATCCCAAAACCAGCGTAAAATTTGCCTTCCTCTCACGCCTTCATGACCATAGGCTTCATACACCCATTTGAAGTCAGGATAAAAATCACGCAAGCCAAGGCGCCTTCTCACTTCCATCACTAAAGCAAAACAGTCCGTAAAACCATTATTGTCTAATGGATGAGCGCCCCATTTATATTGAAGGCCAATTAAATCATTGAAACAAGCCATAAAATTATTGCAAGCGTAGGTCGGAATTCAATGGGAGAATGCCGACAAGGTTACGAGACAATGCTCTTGCGGGAAATTTACCAGACACGCTGTCCATGGCACTTCTAAAGCGCAGTTCAATGGTAGTCTCGGAAAATGAAGCGCCAAGGCCCAAAAATCTTTCCTTTATTTCTTTTCCACTGGGCTGGTTATTTTCATTCAACCAAGCAGTGGTGAGTTCCAGCCGGCTCAGTCTGTTGCCATTGCCTTGTTCAACTAAACGCAGCGCCACTTCTACATTGGGGAACAAAATTTGCACCAAGGAATTGTCTCCTCCTAGCACTGAGGAAGTGCCTTCCATCTTGAAAGGAGCAAAGTCAAAGCGCTTACCAGCGCGTTTAATTTGTTGATTGATGAAGAAATTTTGATAGCGATGGACGACGGCACCAGTGTCTCCTTTTTGCACAATACTATCAGCTTGGTCTATGTTGGCCAATGATCGCGCAGCTCGCACGGTGGTAAAGGCAGTAAGTTCAAAGTATTGGACGATTTTGAGAGCCATTATTGATAAGCTAGTTCGCCAATGAGAGAAAAAGAAATAGTGTTCAAATCGGGGGGAATGCTTTGCACTTCAGGCGCTGCTTCGTAAAACCATAAGATGCCTTCTGGACGTCGAATGCGCCCAGCCAAATCACTGTCCATGCCAGAGAGCAAAGTGCTTGGAATGCGAAAGCCATTCAATGGTCCACCTTGACCATGGTAATGATCAAAAATTACGGAAACAATGGCATCAGAAACATTGGCAAATTCAAGCTGCAAGGAATAATTAAATGCTCTATTGCCGAATGCTCTTTTTACTACTGCGCCAGAAATGCTACGGTAGCTTTTGATTGGGTATTCGCCAAAAGAAAAGCTCCTATTAGTAGGCTTAATGTCAATGCGAGAAGTGGCACTAACGCGAGAAGGAAAGTCAGCCATGATCAACGAATGCCAACACGGCGACGAGTGGAGGGAGAATTTTGAAGCTTGTCTAAGGCTAGCGAAGCACCACGAGAAGCACCATCACGAGCGGCTGATTTCCTAGTCTCTGCCATTGCCGCCTCTAGCTGCGCTC